ATTTCCACCATATTTTTGGGGAATCAGCCTGAACTGGCAGGAACTCTCGAGGATGCTGCGCATGATTGGCGCATTGGCCGTGAGCAGCCAAGATTGGAAAGTGTGGGTGTTGGGGCCGAGAGTTATGGGCATCTAGTTGCTGGGTGGGCTGAGCGTCATATGCAGATCACGTTGATGCCTTGGCAGGTTCATGCGTTGTCTGGACAACTTGCTCATGATGAGAATGGCGTGTTGCAGTTTCGTGAGGCTCTTTGCAGCACAGCGAGACAAGCCGGCAAGAGTATTGCTCTCCAGGCGTTAATTGGGTGGTGGATGACTGAGGGTGCTGTGATCCGTGGCGGCCCACAGTCTGTGATGAGTGTGGCTAACAAACTTGACCGAGCAGAGGCCATCTTTCCTTTGCTTGCCAACATCCTGGTGGAATCTTTCGGCGCTAAGAAACTTGCTGCCATTGGGCGCAAGTCCATTGAGATGCCAGACGGATCTAGGTGGGAGATCAGGGCTGCCACAAAGTCCTTGCATGGTGGGTCTCATGACTTGATTGTCTGTGACGAACTCTTTGACATAGATGCAGAAGTTGTGGACACAGCGCTACGCCCCAGCCAGATTGCTCGCAAGTCTCCCCTGCTTTCTATGTGGTCTACAGCCGGCGACCAGAACAGTGAGACCATGATCAAGTTACGCCAGCAAGCCATGGCAGATATTGACAAGGGTCTGCCTAGTTTGTTCTATTTTGCTGAGTGGTCAATGCCGCCACATTTAGACCCTCACGATGAGAAGAACTGGTGCTGGGCCAACCCCAGCCTGGGGACAACTATCACCATTGACGCTTTACGGGCAGTGTCCAAGAAGGACAGTTTTATGAGAGCGCACCTTAATCAGTGGATTACAGCCAGAGGGGCGTGGCTAGATTTGGGCGTGTGGGAGAAGAACCAAACAGATACGCCTATGCCTTTAACCGGCATCTCTTATCTTTCCGTAGATTCCAGCGTTGATGATGCTCGCTACTGTGGCGTAAGGGCAGCAGAAGTTGATGGCAAGGTAATTGTCCAGACAGAGTTTGTGGTGGAAACTGAGGCTGATATGTGGGCTGCCATTGCCCGGGTGATGGAAAACCCAGAGGTGCAGTTACTAATTACGCCAACACTTGACATTCACGTGCCTTTGTCTTTGCGCCGGCGCACCACAATTACTGGCTATGCAGAACTAACCAAGTACACAACACTGGTGCGTTCCATGATCCATGAAGGCAATGTCAAGCACCATGGTGAAAGTCTCCTTGCTGATCATTGCGGCCGGGCAGTTTTGGTCAAGACCCCAACAGGGGCCGTGGTCAGCAGCCAACGCAGTCCAGGCCCAATAGAACTATGCCGGGTAATGATCTGGGCGGTGGCGCAAGTATCTAAGCCAAAGCAAAAGACAAAGCCGTTGATGGTCATAGTGGGTGGCTAAACTGCTAGCGGTATTGTCCTGGGCGTTGTCGGGATGAGCAGGGCAGTACCACAATTCGCAACCTGAAAGTGGCATACTTCCATCATGGCTCTATTTGATAAAAAAGTTACCAAGGCCGCAATCAGCCCAATGCCTGAAGTTCAGGCTGCTGTGGGCTACGGCGGTGCCAACATGATTGGTGACTTCTGGGCATACCAGCAAGGTGAAGCACGTGCAGCCGCTATGCAGGTTGCCACCATCTCTAGGGCTCGTGACCTTATGGCATCAGTGCTGGCATCTATGCCGTTGAAGATGTACACAGAACGATGGAATGAAACAGATGGCGAGATGGAAGAAGTGCCATTGGCACCACGCTCGTGGCTACGCCAGCCAGACCCAACTGTCACCTATCCATTCCTCATGGCCTGGACTTTTGACGACTTGCTGCATTATGGAAAGGCTTACTGGTACATCACAGCCAGAACCAAAGACGGCTTTCCTAGTGCCTTCACTCGCATCCCTGCCGGATCAGTAACCACGCCAGACATCCCAGGGAACATACCTTTTGGAATGTCCAAAGAAGTATTCTTTGCCGGCAACTACTTAAAGACGGAAGATGTTGTCCAGTTTCTTTGCCCCATTGAAGGCATTGTGTACAACGGCCAGCAGACCATTGCCACAGCGCTAGCGATAAATGACAGCCGCAGGCGCAATAGCGCCAGTGCAATCCCTGCCGGAATCCTGCGCCAAACGGGCGGCGAACCCCTCTCAGGCCAAGAACTAGCAGACCTTGCTGCACAATTCAACACTGCCAGATCCACTAATCAGACGGCAGCCCTTAACGAGTTCCTCAGTTATGAAGCCACCACGGCCACGCCGGACAAGATGATGCTCATTGAATCAGCCAACTACTCTGCCCTGGAAGCGGCACGTCTTTGTTCAGTTCCCCCATATTTAGTTGGTGTTTCTACTGGTGCTTACAGTTATCAGTCCTCAGAACAAGCCAGGGCTGACTTGCTGCTCTTTGGCGTTATGCCCTATGCGCAGTGCATATCGGCCACATTAAGCATGAACAACGTATTGCCAAGGGGAACCATGGTCTGCTTTGATTATGACGATTATCTAAAAGAAAACGAGATGGCAGACACAATGGATCAGTCACAACCCATAAATCAACCACAACAAAACACACAGGAACAGATAGCAGAATGAAACTTAATCTCTCAGCAGGCTTTGCCATTGACGTTGAAGCAGCAGCAGGTGAAGAACCTACTCGCCAGATCAGCGGAATCGCAGTGCCTTACAATGTCCCAGCCACAGTATCTGACGGATCAAAGGTGCAGTTCGCTGCTGGCTCTTTGCCAGTAGATGGCAAGGCACCTAAATTGTTTATGTACCACGACTCAAGCCAGCCAGTGGGTCTAGTCACAGCACGTACCGAAACACCTGAAGGCATGATGTTTGTGGCCTCAGTGGTGCAGACCCAAGCCGGTACAGATGCCCTCACCATGGCCTCAGCCGGAGTCCTAGATTCAGTGTCCGTAGGCGTGAACGTATTACAAAGCCACAACGATAAGAACGGCACCATGATCGTGACTGCCGCCGATTGGCTAGAACTCAGTCTGGTGCCAGTCCCGGCGTTCTCGGGCGCAATCATAGAATCCGTGTATGCGTCAAGTGAACCTGTTACCATTCCAGAAGAACAGGCACCCGATGAACCTGAAGCAACCGAACCACAGGAGAACCCAGTGTCAGAACCAATCATTGAAGCCTCAGCCCCTGAGTCAATTCCAACCTCACCTCTTTACGCACAAGCAGCACGAGAGTTCAGCCTTCCAACAGCAGGCGAGTTCATGGCAGCCCTTCACTCGGGTGGCCAGACTTTTGCAAACATGAACAAAGCAGTTGCTGATTACACAGCCTCAAAGCGCACAAACATTCAGGCAGCCGCCGGTGATGTAATCACAACCGATACGCCAGGACTCCTTCCAATTCCAGTGCTTGGCCCATTGGTACAGGATCTCAACTTCTTGCGCCCAACCTGCGAAGCCGTTGGCGTTCGTGCGTATCCAGACAGTGGACAATCCAAGACATTTGTGAGACCCACCATCACAACTCACACAAGCGTGGCCGCACAAAGTACTGAACTATCAGCAGTATCTGCAACCACCATGGTCATTGCATCTAACTCAGTTACTAAGACCACACTCGCTGGCCAAGTTACTTTGAGCGCTCAAGACATTTCGTTCACGAGCCCTGCCGCAATGCAGTTGATCTTGAATGACCTCATGGGTGAATACATGATTGCATCTGACAACCTTGCAGCAGACAACTTGCTTGCCGCAGCAACGTCATCAGGCGTTTGGGACTTGTCAGTTGCTGACCTTCTTAAGAGTGTCTATGACTCAGCAGTTGATATTTCCAATGGCCGCAACTGGACACCTACGCATATGTTCGTTTCTCCTGATGTTTGGGGCCAACTCGGACAACTTGCAGACTCAACTGGTCGCCCAGTGTTCCCATTCATTGGTGCAGGACTTACAGGTCAAAACGCCCTAGGAAGTGCATCAGCATCTTCATGGAACGGCAACCCACTCGGCTTGCAACTTGTAGTGGACAGCAACTTTGCTGCCAAGACAATGATCATCACACGAGTAGGCCAAGGCCAAGGCGATGCGTACGAGTACTACGAAGCACCTCAGTCTTTGATGAGTTTTGAGAACCCATCAGTATTGGGCCGCACAATGTCATTCCATGGTTACTGTTCAACTTTTGCAGCCGTACCGGGAATGATCCGCAAGATCACCCAGGCTTAGCCAGAAAGGCGGTAAGCCGCCATGGCTACTTACGAGATCATCTTTCATCAGCGCATAGACAACTATGCGGTGATACAGACCCTCACAGATAATGACGTTGCTGTCGGTGAGTCAATCACTGTCACAGGTCTTGGGCATGGGCTAAACGGAACTTTCTCTGTTTATGCCCAGCCCCAGTACCTGTACATGGGCACAGACTCTGACGGAAATCTCATCTTTGATGCGCACGTACCAATCCCCAATCAGGTTATGTATTATGACGCAGACGCAGACCTTGACCGTTCTGCTGCCATTCCACCTGGCTCTCTGAGTTTTGTACAAACGTGCACATGGATTACGGCTGCACAGTTGATGACTTACTTGGGCATAACTATTGACAACCCGAGTGATGACTACACACTTCTTACCCAGGCAACCTCAGCCAGTAATGCCTTCTGTTTTAGACGTAGGCAGGAGTCCGGCTACACAGGTGACAGCCTTAGCAGCAGCCCTGGCGGTGATGTCACTCTTGGTACCTTGATGTACGGCGCAGCGCTGTGGCGCTCACGAGGATCTGTACAAGAGACCTTTGCCACCTTTGACGGAATGGGCACTGCAAGCGTCTCTGCCATGACTCCAATCGTCAAGCAGTTGCTAGGCATCTCACGGCCGCAGGTGGCGTAGTGGCCTTTACAGACCTTCTCAATGAAGCCATAGATGATGTGGCAGCAAAGATAGCCACAGTGGCTGGCATCAGGGTGGTCACAGATCCCACAAAGATTGTCCCCAACTGTGTATTCATTGACGCACCATCGTTCACCACCTTTGCCGGCAACGGCAACATCCTCAACGTGACATTCCCTATCAAGGTGCTTGGCTCAGGCCCAGCCAACTTGCCAGTCTTGCGCCAACTGCTCAGCATCACAGCAAAGGTGATCTCAAGCAATGTCATAGTCATGAACGGCCAGCCCACTGCCTACCTCATTGGCGGTGCAGAATACCCTTGCTATGACCTAGTAGTATCCATACAAGCACAGACAGCGTAAGGCAGGCCATGTACACAATCATCTCTGAAAGAATCGGAACACCGGGCGACAAGTTCGTGCCTTCTGAAGAAACAAACATTGAAGCGCTTATCCAGGGCGGCTTTATCAAATCCGACAAATCACCCACCAAATCTGATAAAACAGTAGAAACATCTCCAGAGGAGTAACACCATGGCTACCAGCACTTACCTTTCCAACCCATCACTCACTGTCAATGCAGTTGATCTTTCAGATCAGTGCACCTCAGCAACACTTACTGTGAAGTTTGATGCTCTTGAATCAACTGCCTTTGGTGGTTCTTCTCGTGTGTACACAGCAGGTCTTGGAGACCACGAACTTACTGTTGAATTGTTTATGTCCTATGCAGCGTCAGAGACCTACGCTACTTTGGCAACTCTTGTAGGCACAGCAACCACGGTTGTCATGAAGCCAACTTCAAGCGCTGTTGGTGCAACCAACCCATCGTTCACTTTGACCGGTACATACCTTGAAGCATTGCCAGTAATTGACGCAAGCCTCGGAGAACTGTCAAGCATCTCGCTTACATTCCGTGGCGGCACATACGCTGCCGCTGTCGCATAACAAAACACACAAGGGAATCCCGACATGAAACTAGAACTCAGAGCCGATCTAGGCGATGGCCCATTCACAGTAACCACCAACCTTTGGTGTGTCACACAATGGGAACGCAAGTTTAAGACCAAAGCGTCAGAGATGGCTAACGGCATTGGCATAGAGGATCTAGCGTTCTTGTGCTGGGCTGCTTGCCAGACTCACGGCATTGTTGTGCCAATCGTCTTTGATGACTTTATTAAGAAACTTGTCACCCTTGAGATTGTGAGTGAGGACACTGACCGCCCTTTCTCCGAGGCACCTACCGACATTCCCTAGCGGCGGTGCTAATAGCCACAGGGTTTTGGCCACGTGAGATAGAGTTCACGACAGATGATCTCTCCACAGTCATCAAGATGATTAACGAAAGCCGCAAGAAGTAATGCCCAACGTCATAGAAGTTGTAGGTCTCAAAGAAGCCCTGAAAGAACTCAACACGATGGACAAGAAACTGCGCCGAGAGATCACCAGGGACTTTAAGAAGATTGTCCAGCCTGTCCTAGGCAAGGCAGAATCTATGCTGCCCAATGGTGCACCTTTGTCTGGTATGTCTCGCTCATGGATCGGCAAGTCAGGCGCTGACATTATGAGTTGGAACGATGCCCGGGTGCGCAAAAATATCAAAGCGTTTACCAGTGGCAAGAAGGTACGTGATGCACCGGGTGGCTTTAAGCAGAACCTAGGTGTCTTTGGCATCCGCTGGCTAGGGCCACAGGCAACCACCCTAGATATGTTGGCCAAGGGTGTTATGGCTGACAATCTCACTGACCGCTTTGGGCCACCCTCACGAATCATCTACAAGGCTTATGACTCGGCATCTGATGAAGTGCAGCAGCAGGTCAAAGACCTTGTGAATAAAGTAATGAAACTGACCAACAATGCCATGAGGATCTAATGAGCGTAATTCTTAACATCGTTTCCGCCTTTGATGAGAAGGGAATCAAGAAAGCCCAGAAGGCTTTTGCTCAACTGGAGACCACGACACAAAAGGCATCCTACGCATTAAAGACTTGGGGCGGCCCTGCTGCCACAGCGGCCATTGGTGCTGTCACCACTGAACTGGTACGTGCTGTCAAGGCAGCGGCTGAGGATCAAAAGAGCCAAGAGCAGTTGAAGATTGCTTTGGAAAATACTGTTGGCGCTAATCAACAGCAGGTGGCTGCCGTTGAAGATTCCGTGACGGCGCTTATGTACCAAACGGCCACGGCCGATGACGCTCTTAGACCGGCCTTATCCAAGTTGGTCAGAGCCACAGGGGATGTCACACAGGCACAGTCCCTATTGAAATTGGCATTAGATGTGAGTGCTGGGTCGGGCCGTGACCTCACGAGCGTCAGCACAGCATTATCACGTGCGGCTCTTGGCAACTTCACTGCACTTACTCGCCTTGGTATTCCTCTTGATCAGAACGCTGTCAAAGCCAAAGACCTAGATGGAGTGTTAGGCAGCCTGGCATCTTCTTTTGCTGGTGCTGCTACAAAGAACGCCCAAACTTTTGAGGGTCAAGTCACAACGCTGAAGATTGCTTTGGGCGAACTTGAGGAAACTGTTGGCAATAAGGTGCTGCCAACCTTGGGCAATTACGCCACAGTCTTAGTGGATCTCACAACTAAAAGCCAAGGCGCAGAGTCATCAACTAAAACATGGCTAGGCCGTCTTGGTGCTGGCATAGCGATTGTGGCCAAGAACACCCCAGCCCTTGGGCCACTGCTGAGAACCATTGGCCTTGTCAATGACAAAGTGAAAGAGCAAGCCGACTATCTCAAGCGTCTTAACTCACCTACTAGCAACGTCACCAAGAACCTTAAAGACTTGACCGTTGCTGAAGATGGAAGTGCAAAGTCCACCAAGGCTTCAACAGCAGCCAAAGACAAAGCATCTGCTGCTGCTAAAAAACACGCTGCCGCTTTGGCAAAGGCTAAAGCAGCCGCTGCCGAGTTTAAGCGTCAAACAGAAGAAGCAGCCCAGGCATTACAAGAAAAACTGAACGCCCAACTAGACGATGCCACAGCCAAACTTGCTGATGCCCAAGGTGCTTTTGATTCTTTCGGCAAGGGCGTAGGGCAGGCAATCACTGCTGGCTTTAACTTTGCAGATGCCCAGTCAGAAGTTGCCGGCAATGCTGCTGATGTTAAGACGGCATTACAAAGGCAGGCTGAGGCTCAAGCCAAAGTGAACAAAGCCCAGGCTGACTACAACTTCTTTAAGCGTGATGACTATGCAGTCATCCTCGCTGATGCCTTGGGTGATCTCGCTGTTGCCACTGATGAAGTAACTGCTGCACAAGCCAAGCCTCAGACGTTCTTTGAGTCACTGAACAAACAGGCTGACAAGGCCAAGAAGTTTGGCGAGTTAGTCAGCAGGCTTATGGCCGCCAACCTTAATGAGGCTGCACTTCAACAGGTATTGGCTGCTGGTGTTGATGGTGGTACCGCTATTGCCGAGGAGATCCTTGGCTCTGCTGATGGTGTTCTCAAAGCCAATGACTTGACAGCATCCATGACACAACTAGCAACGGACATGGCTACAAAGTCAGCCGCCAAGTATTACCAAGCCGGCGTAGATACCGCCAAGGCATACCTCAAAGGCATCCAAGACACAATGGGAATTGTTGTGCCTTCTGGTATTGACTTCTCCGGCATTGACTTGTCTGGCTTCTCAGTTGGTGGTCTTGGCACCCTCATGGCAGATGGTGGCGTAGTCACAAAGGCCACAACTATCACGGCTGGTGAGGCTGGCCCTGAAGCAATCATCCCTCTTGACCGTCTAGGTGAGTTCGGCGGTGGCGGTGGTGGCGTGACAATTAACGTGAACGGCGGCGACCCTAATGCAGTAGTCAATGCCCTGCGCACCTACATGAGACAGAACGGGTCTATCCCTATCAAGGTAAGCAATAACTACTGATGCCACAGAATTACCAAGTCTCCTACTCCTATGAAGGATTAGCGCCTACCTTTATTCCGCTGACCAATGTGCAAAGCATTAGCCTTAACACAGGCAGACAACGTCAGTTGGATCAGTACAACGCCAGCACTGGCACCATTGAGATCAGATACCCAACGGGATACGCCAGCCCACTGACCTACCTAATCCCAGGCAACTACATACGTGTAGAGAACCTGACCACTGGCATGGTGCTGACCTCTGCTTACATCAGCAACACAGTCATAGAGTACGGCATCCCTTACGTGGGTGGAGTGGGCAATGCAGACAGGCTCACAGTGTCTATTGAAGGTGTCTTTGCGCAGGCAGGCCGTCAGCAGGGCGAAAGTTACGCAATGCCAGCAGACACGCTCTACAACCAGTTAGACATTGCCGGTGGTGCCAGCAGCATCCCAATGAACACTGCCGTCACTAACACCCAATTACTTGCCGGCACCACTGTCACAGGCACCTGGGGAGACTGGCTGAACAAAGTATTGCTCACTCTCAATGGCCGTCTGTGGGACTTTGACGACATCAACATGAGAATCTCTACACCCTTTGAGCAAAAGGCTGGCACCATTAACTTCAGTGATGTGGCTAACAATGCCACTAATCAGGTGTACAACTCTGTGAACTTTGGGTCTTATGGAGACAACTTCTACACCCAGGTCACGGTAGATCCTGAAGGCTTTAGCGCTGTCACTGTGGATACCGGCGTAGGCGGCAACTATCGCACTCTGGTAATGAACACCCTTAACGCCAGCACGTCACAAGCCACAGACTTTGCCAATTACCTACTCGCTAACTACAAAGACCAAGACTTTGCACTGTTGTCTTTTAGTTGCCTTGCTGAAGCCCAGAACGTTTTTAAGTTAGATCAGATCTCTGCCTACTATCCTGGGTATGGAGTGGAAACAGGCTTTGGCTCTTTGCCCGGCACCCAGGTCAATGTCACTTTCCGTGGCACTGTGTTCCCCTGTGTCATTGAAGGCGCAAGCATGACAGCAACGCCAGAGTCATCTACTTACACTTACTATGTTTCGGGTGCTGATCTCAATGCTTACCTGATTCTGGACAATGTGGTGTTCGGCCGTCTCGATTACAATAAGTTAGGATATTAACTATGGCTATAAAAACATTCACCACAGGCGAGGTGCTTACGGCTGCCGATACGAATACGTATTTGGCTAACTCAGGGCTGGTATATGTCAAGCAACAGACCATCGGTAATGCCGTATCTAGCGTCACGGTGTCCGATGCGTTTAGCGCTACCTATGACAACTACAAAATAGTTATAAACGGTGGAGCAAGTACTACTCAAGATTATTTAGCATTTCGTTTAGGACCGTCTGTTACTGGTTCTTATTATGGTTTTTACACGTACGGCACAATTAGTTCATCTACGGTTTATGGCGCTAATCAAAGCGGCAGTACAGAAATGTTATATGCGGGGGGAGCAGATGTAAACCGAATACACATGAACCTAGAAGTGCAAAGTCCATTTGAGGCTAAAACTACAAGCATTGAGGCACTAGGGGTTATGTGGGGCAACAACCGCGGAGTATCAAATTACGACCACGAAATTGCTTCTAGTTACACAAGTTTCAGCATAAGAGTAGGCAGCGGCACAATGACTGGCGGCACTATTAGCGTTTACGGATACCGAAAGGCATAACCATGACACGACCAAACATACAAATAGACGATGAAGTCAGAGAAATGACAGAAGAAGAATACGCCGAATTGTTGGAATCAGGCTGGACAGAAGGCACAGATGAAACGCCTACTGCTGATTAGCGCCACCCTCATCACCCTCACAAGTTGTGCAGACCGCACACGCACAAACTGTGAACGCACCAAGAACAAAGCCTTGACATCAACAATCACCAACCCGACCGGAACGGGAAGATGCGCCTAAAAATGAGACCACGACTTACAGGCGACCAAATAAAGGCACGTTTAATCCTGATGGTAGGAATCACCCTCTCACTGAGTTTTGCCGGCACAATCTTTGTCCTGCTCTACGGCCTTCTGTTTGTAGTGCAACCTTTAGAACAGGCACCTAATGACGCAGAGGCTTGGAAGATTCTCAGCCCCCTCACGCTCACCCTTGGCGGTGCGCTCGGTGGCCTATTGGCAGCGAACGGGCTCAAAGGCCACCCAGAACAAAAGGAAAAGAACGATGGCGAACCGCCCGTATAGGTACTACCCAGCATGGGATGGCAAGACCACTCAGCCGATCACATCACTATGTCTTGAGTTGTGCCAGAAGCGTTACAAAGTGACCAACCTGGGCACCTATGTGAACCGCCCCATGAGAGACAAGCCCAACCTCTCAACCCACGCCACTGGCTACGCCATGGACATTGGCCATTCAGACATCAAAGTGCTTGAGGCAATCTGGACATTCTTTGTCACCAACTCCCTAGCCTTGAAAGTGCAAGAAGTTCACTTCTACAAGATGCCTGGCACCAAGTTTGGTGCTGGCTATCGCTCGTCAAGAGGTGAAGGGCTCAAAGGGGTAGTCAAGTACAAGACCGCCGCAGAGTCTGCTGGCACAGGTGGTATGTGGATCCATCTAGAACTAGAGAAGCAAGACCTAGAACACTTTGGGGCTGAGTTCAGAAGGCTAAAGCCAGAATAAAAAGAACTCCCGGACACTGTTTGAGCAGTGCCAGGATTAGGTGGTGGAGAGTACGTTTGTTTCCATTGGCGGAAATCCACCACCGACCTCTCAAAATGTGTATGATCATCTGAAGCCACTCAAAGGGCCAAACAAAGGAAACACACAATGTCACGTATGAAGGATTACCTCTTAGAGGATCTACCACTGTTCAGGGCCACAGACCCAGACACATCACGCCAAGTCAAGCCGATGCGCTTCAACAGCCAGAGAGCCATACTGCTGGCCATCTATGCAGATGCCATTCTTGGCCTCACAGATGAAGAAGCAGCCGCACGAGCCACAGACAAAGGCCACACTATTAACGGCTACTGGAAGCGTTGCGCAGACCTACGCACCCAAGGACTGATTCATGACTTAGGCATCCGCAGAACGCTGTCCAGTGGCTCTCAGGGCATGGTATGTGCCATCACCCAGTTAGGTCTAGACGTGGCAAGAGGTTGCCATGACTGACACCCAGTTTATTTACAGTTTCATAATGGGATGGGTCTCATGCTGGCTATGGCTAAAGATGATGGCCAACCGCCCATGATTCCCATATATGGCTACCGTCAGTTAAGGTCTAAGGACAAGTTAATACTCGTGCAGATCTTTACGGATCTGACAACAGGCGAACATCTCAGGACAACAGTCTCACAACGTGTGTGGCCCTTTCTGGATTGGTTGCCGGCAACAGAAGTTGAGATGGTTGAATAAGACACTCATGGCACTACCGCTAATCCTCGCCCTTTCCATCCCTACGCAAGCCCAGGCAACTGCCGACCCTTACGCCAAATATCATGGCGTACTTGTGGATAAATACTATGACGCTTTGGCCCTCTGCGAAACAGGCGGCAACTGGCAACACTCCACCAAGTCATACACAGGGGGGCTGGGGATAAACCGCCAGACTTGGCGCACATGGTCAAACTCGCCTAGCGCCAAAGGCAAAACACCGGCACAGCAAGTCAAGGTGGCTGATGCCATAGCCTTTAAGTCACACATAAACCCAGACGGCCGCAAGATCTGGCGTGTTGGGCCATGGGGTTGGGGCTGCCTAAAAGGTCAAAAGTCCCTACAAAGATTCATCTGCCAATCCCGTCACAAGGATGTGCAAAGATGGAAACGCAACTGCTAAACAAAGGAAACAATGGAAACATCAACCGGCGAACTAATTGCCAAACTAACAAACATAAGCATGAATCTTGCTTTGGAACTGCGCTTCAAGGAAGCCAGCGTCATCATGGAAGCAGTAGGCGCATTACACGCCCTGCCAAACATTGCCGAAACCATCAGAGACTCATGGCATCCCTCACTTAATAACTCTGGGCCTTCTAAGGGCATCTCTTATCTGTCCTCAGCCAAGATGGTGGCCGCCGATGAGTGAGTACACCCACAATGATGATGTGGCAGACATGATTCACGCCAAAGAGCAAGAAATTAAACTGCTTAAAGAAGCGCTACAGCGCATTGAAACAGAATTAAACCGCATCACGAATGAGTACGCCCGTGGCCTTTGATCTATCGGACTACGAGCCCGTAGCCAGTCGCCTAGACCGATTCCTTAAGGCACACCCAGATGCCCGGGTCATTACTGACCTTGTGCATTACCTCAGTGACATTGCCGTATTCAAGGCAGAACTATGGTTAGATGGCGAGATCATCGCCACAGGTTGGGCAGAGGAGATCCGTGGCCAAGGCAACGTGAACAAGACCAGCCACCTGGAGAACTGCGAGACAGGCGCAGTAGGCCGAGCGTTAGCCAATGCCGGACTCTCAGGCTCTGACTTCACCAAGCGCCCCAGCCGTGAGGAAATGGGCAAGGTGCAACGTATGCAGGGAGACACCACAGTCACTGAGTACAGCAATGTGGCATCTGAGAAACAGCAGAACATGATCAGGGCCGTCTGCAAGTCAATGGGCAAAGTGCCACCACATAACCTTCAGGCCATGACCAAAAGAGAAGCCAGTGCATACATTGACAGCCTCAAGAACGGCGAACAGCCAGCCCCAACCTATGACACGCCCGAAGAACCATTCTGATGATTGACCTATTCAGCCTTGTCATCATGTTGTCTGCTGTGTTTATGTGCGGCTTCATGCTTGGCAAAGACAAACGATGATTCCAGTCAGTGAGGCATCCTTCCTACAACAGGTCAAGGCTCTTGCTTACATTCACCATTGGGATTGCCACCACGCCCAGCCGTCAATGACTCGGACAGGCAGATACATCACAACAGGCGCTGCTGGCTTTCCGGATCTTGTTCTCTGCCACAAAGTTAAGGGCTTAATCTTTGCCGAGTTAAAGACAACTAAAGGCCGCACCTCACCGGCACAAGAACATTGGCTGGACATACTGAACCCACACGCTGAGTGTTACATCTGGCGGCCAGAGGACTTGACAGCGATTGAACACAGGCTGGCAACGTCATGACAACCACGGCAAGGCGTGAACAGATGCGCCAATACTCCAATGCTCGTTATCACCGGATGAAAGCCCAAGGGCTTGTGGTGTTAAAAGGCAGACACCCAGGCAAGTTGGGTATGCCAGCACGAAAGGCCGTGAAGAACTACATCAACCAACGCAAGGTAGAGGCAGGAATGTGTGCCCATTGTGAACTGCCCTGTGAGGAATGGAACGTGGTCATGTTCGCCTGGGATCACATAGACCGGGCACTCAAGACAGTGACAATTAGCCAGGCAATTAAGTTACGAGTAGATGATGCACTGCAACGCATAGAACAAGAACTGAAAAACTGCCAACTGCTATGCCACAACTGCCACACGTTTAAGACATGGGTAGAACGAGATCATGACAGTGTGAAAGGTTGCACCATTGTGCGCCCTGCAACCCTGTTTGATGAGGTGGAGTTTCAATGCTGATCGTGGCGTGGTATGCCCTGCTACTGTCCATTGGCATTGCCATCATTCAAGGCACACGCAAGTAACTAACTCTTACAACTGAATACGACCATGGCCACGTAGGGGATTGCACTCTGCTGGTGTTCACACGGGAACGTGGGTAGAGCAGTGCGCCCAGCCTCATGTGATGAATTAAGTGAAGTGATGCTGGGGTCAGCCACTGTGCAGCGTCTAAACGTCATAAATACGAATGGTGTCCACTTCCTAACGGTGTCCGGCAGCCTTGACCTACTTGGTCAGAAGTGTGGGGAACATAAACCTCAGACCCTCTCACGCACTGAAAGCAACCGCAGCGAAGCAAGGGCGCTAGTAACATCAGGCCATGACATCCCCATACAACGACCCGATCTACAAAGCCAACCGCAAGCAACTACTTAGCGATGGCAAAGCAACCACCTGCGCCCTGTGCGGTAAGCCAGGTGCCAACACAGCAGACCACATAGTGCCTCTCATGTTCGGTGGCGACAACTCACTAGACAACCTGCAACCTGCCCATCAGTCTTGCAACTCACGCAAAGGTGCAACACAACAAAACAAAAGAGCAGCCGCACAAAACCAAGCACGAACTCAGACTCAACCCAAGAACCAACCAAAAAACGACCAAAAAACGACAGAACAGGACTTTTTTCCTACTGGGACAGAAAC